ATGTAGCCATGATTCGCGGACAGTCTACCAGCGGCACTTTGGTGGTTAACGGCAAAGTTTTTTCTGCGAATGCGAATACTTCAGCAGGGGGTGCATTAACTATTCGCATTGGAAACTGGGGCAACACGACGGCGAGTTCGAGTGGCTACCAAGGGCTGATCGATGATGTTCGGTTGTTCGGGCCTTGGTTAGGTGTTCAAGATGCGATTGATATTTATCGCATCGGTCGCGGTAACATGCCGTTGCGACGCAGGCGAAGATACACGGAACAAGCGGCGGGCGGAAACAGGCGTAGACGAGTCTTACTAGGAGCAGAGTGCTAATGAAGGGATTGAAGCAATCGACGGTAGCAACTGTAATCGTTGGGCCTGTTCTTGACTCGACCGGCGCGGCGGTTACCAATGCCGTCGTCGGTGATTTTCGTTTAGCGAAAAACGGGACGGTTGCAACATTGAGCGGTGCGACGGTTACCCATGATGCAAACGGTTATTACTTGATCGCTCTGACGACAGGCAACACGGACACAACAGGACGCTTGGTTCTGACTTCGGGCAATACGGCTCACTCGATGGCATCGCATCATTGGAGCGTGCTGCCTGCGAGCGTATTCGATGCGATCTATACCAACGCAACCAACTCAACCGGAGGCTTAGTAACAGCGACAGGGACAATCACGGCTCTTGCAGGGGCGGTAAGTACACTGACGGCGGGCGGCGTTAGGACTGAGCTTAATACGGAGTTAGGGCGAATCGATGCGAACATCGGAAGTCGAGCGACGCAAACCAGCGTTGATGCGATTCCAACGGCGGTTTGGAACTCATTGACGACTGCGACCTGGGTTACCGACAGCTTTGGCAAACACATCTTGATTTCGAGCAACAACAATCGATCGGTTCAGGTAACCGGCGCGGGATCCGGCCACATTGCAGCAGATATCCACGCTTTGCAGGCTGGCGTGATAACCTCGGCGGCATTCTCTGCTAATTGGCTTACGGCGGCGGGCTTGGCAGCGGATGCGGCTACAGAGATTGCTACCGCGGTTGCAGCTACTCAAGCACTTAGCAGGCTCGACAGCATGATCGAATCCGATGGAGCGGGACAATTCCGGTTCGATACGATCGCTTTGGAGATGGCTCCAGCGGGCGGCGGTGGAGGCGGGACGGATTGGACAGCGAATGAGCGGACAGCAATCAGGTCGATTCTCGGAATACCCACAAGCGGGACTACGCCGACGGATCCATCGAGCGGGATCTTGGATGAAATTCGGGATAAGACGGCATTGATCACAGCGGGCGGGACAGTCAACGTAACGACTCCGGTTACAGCATCAGGTCAATTGGCAAGTCCACTGATAATCGGGGATGATTACCTAAACGCCAACGGTAGGGCGTTTTCTTGGACAGTCGCATTGCCGAGCGGATTCGTAGCGGCAACAGCGACCTGTAAATTCGGGATGCGATACGAGGACGATCAAGGGGTTAATTCATTCATTCAAAGCGGTACTGTAATTGATGCGGGCAGTGGAAACGTGACGCTTCGATTTGATGTAGCTAAGGCGGTTACTGAATTGCTTCGACCTGGTTGGTATGATTGGTCGGTCGAGATTGCATCGGCTAGCGGTACGGAGATAACACGGGTCAAGAATGGCAAGAATGCTGAGTGGCAGGAGAAGCAAACATGATTGCGTTATCGAGACGCGAACAAAGAAAGCTTGAGACATACGAAAAGCACAAAAAGCAATGCAAATGGTGTGGAGTCACATTTTCAGCAAGAGACAGGACGTTTTGCTCTGACGAATGCAGGCGAAAAGATGTTGATAACAAGCTGGTTTATTCTTGTGCCCAATGCGGGAAAAGTGTCAGAAAGCGAACTGTCTCGACTGCTCGATTTCAGTTTTGCAACAAGCAATGCCAGGATGCGTACCATGCAGACACCGGATATTGCAGAACCAAAAAGGAGATCTGCCGAAGGAATAAATCAAGACGACTAATGCGCAAAATAAAGGCGGAAAAGTCGGATTTAAGAAAGTCTAACTCTGAAGGGTTTAAGTGGTGGAGTCTTTGTAAGAGACAATGTTTGCATGGCGAATCGAAAATCAAAGATGCTTGGGAAAGTAGAATAGAGTCTGCTTGCCGATTGCTGAGGGTTCGGGATGATCCTGTATTTAAGTTGACAAAACAGGAGTTTTGGTGCTGGGATAGCAGGATTGCAAAAGAGCGAATTGGTAAGCTAAAAAACAAGGTGTCTTCACAAGAGGAGTTAAAATGGACGCAACGAATCAACGATGCAGCGAAAAACTCGTACAAAAGGATCAAGCGAAAGGCATCGCGTATTGGAATGCATGGATAGAAAACAAGGGAGATGCATGCAAGGTTGCTAGGGATTTTGAGGTCACGAGGGAAACTGTAGCGTGGCACCTCACAGAGCAAAGCAGAGCTCATGGTTTCGGTGGGTTGAATGAAGCTAAGATGCATTTTCGTTTCAAGAAGGCTGGGGTTGACAGCGAAAACAAGGCTAGTGCTACAGCCCTCAGAACCATACTTGAAATGCAAGATTACAAATGTGCTTTATCTGGAAAGCGATTGACTCCAGAGATTGCAGTGCTAGACCACAAGATTCCTCTATCAAGAGGTGGAACAAATGACGCTTCAAACCTTCAGTGGCTTGACAAGGAAGTTAACAGAGCCAAAGGTTCGATGGATTGCGATGAGTTTGTTGCCATGTGCAAAGCGGTTGCTAGGTACGCCCCGGTAGTCAAAGGTACTTTCAAAAAATGAGTTTTTTTAACACGCAGACCATTAGCCCAGGATTTCAGATGAAAGTTAGCACGTTAGCAAGTGTTTTCGCGGGGTAGGGGGCGGTTTGCTTGGAGATCAAGACAGCGAGGGACTTACGCTTGGTCAATCGAGCCCTAAAGGAAAAATGGAACGTAGACAAGGAAGCGATCAAAGCAGCGTTGATGCAGTGTTTGACAGATCCCGATTTGGCGGTCGATGCGGCGAAGGTGCTTTTGGGTGCGGACGCTCTCGACCACAAGCGAGACGAAGCGGAAGCCAAGAAGGAAGCAAAGGACAATGAGCTCCGATTACGACTTCTTGAACTCGCTCGATCTGTCCCAGTTGCAGAGCTTGCTAAGCTTGCATCCGAAAACGGCATTATCGGCGGATCCGGTCAAGGGTGACCGTCGGCTGTATCAACGCGACTTGATGGCCAAGAAGCGAGCAAGCCAACGCGACATCACCATTCCGCCACCTCTCGATCCTGCTCGTCGGATCAAGTGCGAGTCTGATCCTGCCATGTGGCTCTCGACCTACTTTCCCGAAAAGTTCTTTGAGGGCTGGACTGAGGATCGCTTGGCGATGGTGCATTCGATCATCGATGCGGCTCGTTACGGCGGGGATCAATCGATTGCAGGGCCGCGGGGCGAGGGCAAGACGACGTTAGCAATCCTAACGGCTCTCTACTTGATGGTGCGCGGTCTTTCGACCTTTCCGGTAGCCATCGGCAAGAACGCCGACAAAGCAAAAAAAGAAGTGCGGGACATCGTTGAGCAACTGCAGCAGAACGAAGTCTTCGCGGCGGATTACCCTGAGATTGCAATCCCGTTTCAAGCCGTCGGCGGTTGGTCGAGTCGAGGGAGGATGCAGACTTGCGACGGAATGCCTACAAACATCGTCATCGGGCCTGAGTTCTTTGTGTTCCCAGCCATCAATCGAGACCAGTTACCAGGCTGGCCATCGGAGATCGAGCCTGCATCATGCGGTCAGGTGCTTTACTCTCTTGGGATCGATGGGGCGATCCGCGGTACGAAGTACCGAAGCAGACGACCTACCTTGGCTATTATCGACGACATCGAGGATAGGGAAGCGGCGGCGAGTGAAACGACCATTGATAAGAACGAGGAGGTAATCGAACAAGACATTGCCGGGCTGGGTCAGTCCTCAGAGCGGATCCCTCGGGTGATGCTTTGCACAATCCAGAACCGCAAGTGCATTGCCTTCAAGTACACCGACCCAAAGCAGAAACCATCTTGGAGGGGCAAGCGATACCGCAAGCTTGTCACCAAGCCGGATCGAATGGACTTGATCGAGCAATACATCGACCTTCGCAAGGGACGCAAAGCCGACGACCCGGACGCCAGGGAGGCCTTCCGTTTTTGGCGAGACAATCGCGAAGAGATCGAACGCGGGGCGGTGGTAAGCAATCAGGCTAGCTATTCCCGAAAGACGCACAGCGACGGCGAGCCAATGGAGCTTTCGGCAGTCCATAGCTACTTCAACCGGGTAGCCGATCGCGGCCAAAAAGCGGTTTCGACCGAAGACGACAACGATCCACCGGAGGAAGCCGGGCCGATGGGCCTTGGGATCACTCCTGCTTTGGTCGAGTCAAGGATCAGCGGTTTGGTTCGTCGGCAACTTCCGGCTAACACAGTTGCACTCACGGCGGCAATCGACTTGGGCAAATACTACCTACACTGGGTTGTAACCGCATGGTGGCATGGTGCAGGCGGCGTTGTGGTTGATTACGGCATCCAACAGGTTTACGGGACTGATCGAAGCATGGATCACGAAGCCAGCGAGCCGATGATCTATCAGGCTCTCTTGAGCCTTCGGGACGAGTTGCTAACCAAAGAATTCAGCGACACAACAGGCACTCGGCGAACGATCGATTTTTGCTTTGTGGATTCAGGTGCGTTTACCAATGCGGCTTACCAGTTCTGTCGTGAGGTCGGCGGGATCTTTCATCCGTCGAAAGGTCAAGACCCATACCATCGAAAAGCCAAGTCAACATCGACAACTATCGCAGGTGCCAACCTACACGCTCAAAAGTTGCCATCGTCCAATGTTTGGTTGTATGAACTGGACACAAGCTATTGGAAGCAATTCATCCACGAACGGTTTATGACGCCGACTTTCGACGAATCGAACATGCTTCGGCGCGGTTCGCTTTCGTTGTTTGCACTTGAGGAAGAACGCAGACATTCACAGTACTCGCAACATATCGCAGCCGAAGAGCTCGTGACTAAATTCACTGAGGGCAAGGGGGCTAAGACCTACTGGATGGTCAAGGATTCAAATAATCACTGGCTCGATGCGACCTACATGGCAGCGGCGGCTAGTGAGGCTTGCGGGGTCAAGTTGATTGCTCCAAGTGAGATCGAGGTGCAACCGAAGCACGTTAGCGGCGATCAGCAAAAGCAAACAAAGCCAGCACAGCAGGCTTACAGGCACGGCCAGCAACGATTCAAACAGAGACAAGGTGGATGGATTCCCAAGCGGAGAGGATGATATGGCGAATAAATCGAAAAGACCAAAGACGGTTATTTCAGTTCAAACAGAGGAGGTAACGAAACCAATAGGTCGAGGTGTTTGCGTAGATTATGATCCTGTCGAGGATGTTTCATCTAGGACTAGGATTTACGATGACGATGGAACATTGACGTATGATTCACTCGAAGATTGCAACCCTCAAGAGATACCGCATCCTGAAATCAGCCCTCTAACCAAAGAGGAAGAATCGATTGCTGAGACCATGCCAAGGTTTCGCCCTCGCGATTGCGTTCAGTGTACAGCAAGGCGACCGACACGATCTAGCTACAGTCGGGTCTATTGCACGAAAGGAAACACTCGCTACATCCGTTGCGGTTGGAAGCCTTGTGGCTATCGGTACAAGCAAGTGGAAGAATAGCAAGCGGTTTACCATCAGCGTGGTAACAAGTCGCTATAGACGATTGAGATTGTCGGCTCTCCATGCAATCCTTTGTGCATGGCATCAGCAGCAAGTCTGTTAGCACTCATCGACGCAGCTATTGAGGCTCTCCTAAACGGAGGGGCTCAGCAGTATTCTATTGGCTCTCGGACGGTTACCAAACTTGACCTAGCGTCGCTAATGGAACAGCGAAACAAGCTACTCCATCAAGTCCAACGCGAAAGCGGATCGGGCGGCATCTCCCTCGGTAGAATCGTAGGGGGTGGTCGATGATTGATCGATTCATCGATTCAGTGGTATCGGCGGTAAGTCCGATTGCAGGATTGCGACGGCAAGCGGCCAGGAAAGCCCTTGCGCG